ACTGGAAATTGGAAACCAGGCGGGAGAGAGTCCCATCCGCACCAGCAAGAATTTTTATTGCGCCTTATCTTGCGGGCGCCAAGAAGACCACTTTTTAGATTTACTATAAATCCTATTAGTAACTTCTATTTTAGTCATATTATAGTGCTCCATAATAGATTGAATACCAAGATACTCTCTACCTTCAATTATAAAAATTTTTTTAGGAGGTTTAATAAAATTTAAAATTCTTTTAGTTCTTTTTTCATCAGAAAGAGAATTCCAGTGATTTTTTACAGAGTTTTTGATATTATCTTTATGTTCTTTTGTAATGACTTGTAAAGGTCTAACCTCTTTTAATTTTTTACTAATTTTTAATTTATGTTCTTCACTTAATGGAGTTCTTCCTTTACTTCCACCACTTTTTCTATTTAAAAGATTATCCAATATTGATATTAGATATTTTTCGTGTTTTAATGCATCTTCTTCGGAAAGGTTTTTCTTTAAAAATAATATTTTATCTTTAGATGGTCTTGGAACATTATGATTTTTATGATATGCTCTGCGACCAGTTCCCTTTCCTATGTAATACGGAGTTCCATTTTCACGAAGATAAGCATAAGTGTAATAGGTCTTCATATCAATATTACATTTATAGTATTATTTATATGAATGGCTCCACCACCTAGTTTTAGGAAACTAGGAAAAGTTGGGACAGTTTTGCAAGTTCATTCACAGAAAAGAATGCACACAAAACCAAAACATCGTAGAGTTTTAATTTAATTGCAAAGGGTATAGTTAAAGCGCCACCAATAAACTTTACCAGTAGTCCCCATTTAAAATCTCCCCACAGCATGATTTGGTAACCAATAATGAGGAGAATATTTCCAAGATATCGTAAGATACTTGTTTTAGACATAAGGGGTTTTGCTCCCGACCAGTGCGCTTTTAAAGTCATCCCGAGACTATTTAACTAATTAATCTTATTCCAAAATATCATCAGAATCAATATAACAAGGTTGATTAGTCAACCATTTCGCATACTCAATATCTTCCATTGCAAGAGAACATTGCATAGAATTATCGAACAAATAAACGTCATTCCACCTTTTAGAATAATAATCTTGTGTTTGAAGACGGTAATCAGGTTTGCCGTTCAGTTCAATAATTCCCCGTTCAACAAACCTAAATCCTTCACGTTCAAAAAGAACTTTTGTCATGCAACCTCAATGGTTTCCAAATCGGAGAGAACATATTCCATAAGCATTTCATAATCATCCAGAGGATCACCAGAGAATACTACACCTTCTTGCTCATAAAAACGGCGAACTTTTTTAAAGAGTTTTGGATTCTTTACATCAAGATAGAATTCACCATTAGCAGCACCACGAAGGGTTTGAACGTCTTTCTTAAATTTAGAAGTGAGAGTCATTGTTTTGAATGTTGACCTTGTTATTATAGAAAAAATACTGTTGAAAGTCAAGTAGGACAGTTCGGTTTCTGTCCAGTGCTCGTTGTCGGTTACGATCCGACCTTCTATCGTTTATGAGACGATTGCATTCCCAGATTGCTAAACGAGCAGGAGGAGAGATCCATACAATAAAACAGAGTCGCAATACAAGTTATAGGTCTGTTTCACACTGACTTGCTGCTGGGGTTTTTCACTCTCCTTTTTTCAAGTAGGTTTACTGTTGCTTACCCTCAAAACCCACTACAAAATGAATAAGCAAAGTACGAGTGCCTGGATTCGAACCAGGTCAAAGCCGCTAATCTGGCGGAAAGAGTTTATAAGACTCCTCTGACTACCAAGTCTCACTCGCATAAATCCAGGTCAATTGTAGAGGACCTGGAACTCTTTGTCAAGAACCTTCTTCGTGGTCTGTGTGAATCTTAACTATCTCATCAAGATCCACATTTACATCTTCACATATCTGCACAACTTCGTTATAAGGAACTATGACTACATTTCCATGCTCACTTGATATGATAAATGATTCTCCATTTTCAACTCTATCTATCAAGTTATCAAAATCTGCTTGAAACTCTTCGACGGTAAATGATTGAAGTTCGTTAATTTCTTGATACATTTTCATAAAGTGAATTTTTATGAGTCGGGGTGGAGAATTTCGAAATCTCGACCTCTGGTTCCCAAAACCAGCACTCTGCCTCTGAGCTACACCCCGTTGCGTAATTCATAATGTAATCGTCTATGGCAATTAGCACAAAGACACATACACTTATCTATCTCTTCTAAGATAGTTTGTTTTCCCCTTCTCGTAAGCATATCAGCAACACTCATATCTTTTTGAGATGGGTCTTTGTGGTGCCATTCTAACACAATAGTATCAGATTCGCCACATTTTTGACAGAACTTATCTTCCATAAGTTCATTATACCAACTTCTAACCCTAATCCTTGCTGCTTTACTACTCTCAGCATATTTATTTTTATTTTGCTGATAATGCTTAGAAGCATATTCTTTTGGATTTTTAGCTGGCATAACACTAAACAAAGTTCAAATCTATTTATAAGATTTTAACCTTTGATTCGGTGTATAACCATTATACCCAAGACTGGAACCATTGTCAAGAGATAGCAAAGGATAAAAAGTGAAACCTGATTATCCAAAATTAAATGTGCTAAGTGTCGCATCGTACTCTATCTATAACAGCAAGAACACCGTGGGCATAAAAGAAAAGCAAAACCGAACCGATTGTTGCTGATATTATTGTAGCAGTTTTATTGTGTTTGTCAATAGCCTTAGCAACTGATTGGTCAATCATTTCCTGTACTTCTTCAGGAGTCATTTTTCATCTCCAAGAAATTTTGCAAGAGGGTCGCGACCTGTTTTAATAATTTCACAGGCTCTACGATAGAACATATTACTGGTATTACCAGATTTCTCAAAAGTTTCTTTAATACGAATCCAATTATTATAGGTATGTTGGTCCATATTTTTTGTATAGTGTTGCTACTAATTAGCAGTATAACAACTTTGAGATTGGTAATTTGTATCTATCGTAACGGAAAGGAGAGGATTCGAACCTCCGGAGGCTTTCACCTCTTTTGTTTTCAAGACAAACGCCTTAAACCACTCGGCCACCTTTCCAATATTAGATTCAACGAATCTCAAAGTCCAATTTACGAACTTTACGTTGTCTTCTTGCTTCCTGAAAAGCAAGATCTTGATTGGAAAGCACATTTGATTTTTGTGTTTCCTTTAATGAGTTTAGCATAACAACACGAGATAAGTCAAGTGCTGAAATCTTATCTCCACGAATTGTTGCCATATTTGAACACCCACAAGTTATAGTTTTTGTTGGATGTCCAAGTAATTCTTTATTACAATCTTTGCATCTTATTGATAACATTTTTCTTCATCCTATTCACTGTAGATGTGCTTTTAATTGCCAAACGAATTTTCCGTGAGATTCCATTAAATCTTGAACCAAGTTAGCAGTTGCATATGATTTTTGTGCTTCTGATTCTTCAGAAATTTCTGCAAGCATTTCACACAATTTAGTATTGTTTTCTAAAAGTTCTGAAAGCATTTTATCTGCTGTTGTAGAACTTGCTGCTTCTTTGATTTGAGTTACCTCAAGCATTCTTGAGAGAGAACTTAAAGGTTTAATATTTAAATATCTCATATGCTCAGAGAGTCTGTCAATCTCTTCAAACATAGTCTCATACTGACCACCAAAAAGTTGATGGAGTTGAGTAAAATCACTACCAACAACATTCCAATGAAATGCCCAAGTTTTGTGGAATAATACAAAAAGTGATGACTGAGCATCACTTAATAGTTTAAACAGTTTTTCCATTATACTCTTTTTCAAGTATTTATGCAATGGGCAATCGCAGATTCGAACTGCGGACTTTCTGAATGTAAATCAGACACTCTAACCGCTGAGTTAATCGCCCGAAAGGTGATGAGTGACCATCACCCGCAGAAGACACTTTCTGCAAAAGAAAACACCAAACCTTATTTTTCCTGTTCTCAGGAAGGCACCCAAATGGGGTGGGAGACCTTGCAAGGGTTTATACCTCCAAAGTTTGTCCAGCATTTTCAATTTGATAGAATCGGATATTTCCAACCCTATCAACTCCCCCTCCTGGATTCGAACCAGGGACCCTACGATTAACAGTCGTTTGCGCTACCGCTGCGCCAAGGAGGAATAAGAACCTTAAGGTTCAGAGCGAATGACGGGGATCGAACCCGTGACACCAACTTGGAAGGATGGGATGTTACCGCTACACCACATTCGCAATTATAAGTTTACCAGCGTGAACTCTACGATGGCAATTTGAACATAGACATACACATTTATCTATTTCTTTTTTAATCTTCTCCAAAGAAGAGTTATTCCAAATTAATCTTGAAATACCATCTTCTTTTTCTGAAGCATCCAGATGATGAAAGTCTATCACAACTGGATCAGATTCTCCACACTCAATACAAGGAGTCATATGTTCAAGAACAAAATTTTTGTTTCTTTCTACAAGTTGTTCCCGTAATGCTTTACGCTTCTCAATAACTTCAGGACGTTTTTGATATCCTTTTTTATATTCAGATTGATAAAGTTTTCTTTCTGTAGGATCTTTATGTGGCATTAGTAAAGGGATGTAGTAAAAGTATTTATATTACTAAACAACTGAACTAACTCCGCTTATAAGACAATCATAAACTATTTTAGTTTGATTGTCAAGTGTCGATGAAAGGACTTGAACCTTCACAGATTAATCTACTGGAACCTAAACCCAGCGCGTCTACCAATTCCGCCACATCGACTAGATGGAGTAAGTGTGATATACCTCATAAGGATATAACAGTGACTTACCCTCTATCACTTTTATGTATGAAGATTACTCTTCAACGGGTTAGGAGGGACTCGAACCCCCAATCAACATCTTAGAAGGATGATGCATTATCCATTATGCTACTAACCCATAGTCCTCCCTGTTTGTGCATCGTTGAGAGGCATAGGAGGGGTGGGAATTACTTGAGGTTTGGACCCTCAACACCCATGAAACAATCATACCAGTGATGGATTTGATTGTCAAGGTGGGCAGGACTGGATTTGAACCAGTGAAGGCAGAGCCGTCTGATTTACAGTCAGATTCCTTTAACCACTCGGAAACCTACCCGACTCATTAATTTTATCACTCCTCTTTACATGTGTCAACCCATGGAGAACATAATCTCATTTCACCTCCAAGTTTTTTACACTCTTCAGTATAACACTTAGAAGTATCTAGATCTGTCTCTATCAACCTGGGCAAAGGTATTCTAGGTGTTCCAGAGTCTCTTGTCAAGCGTTCATACTCTGCGATTGCTGCATCAACATCACGCTTGACTCTTCTATCAACCACACCAGGATCCTGGAGCAGGACATCGTTGATTATGGTTTGTGGGAAGAACCTCCTCTGAACCTCGTCTAGAAGGTCCCAGAGGCGCTCCTGAGTCGCTCCTGTGCATTGGGAGAGAGTTGCTACGATACCACTGAGTACGATGCTTATAAGGACTATCTGCTTCTTATCTGGTTTCTTCTTACCGAAGTTAAAATTAAACATAAAAAAAGAGGAGTAGCAACCCCTCTCTATTTATTATTCTATTGTATCAAACTTCTACCGGAATCAGTCGGTTAGCATACTCATGAGCATACGATGTACGGGCACCATGAATGCCCCAACCAATCCAACTATACGCATAGTCCATGTAACAATCGATAGACTTACCAGGAACTTTCATTCTATCTTCAATTCGTTTCCATTGAACCTCAGTCGTTAGATAACCAAGTTGCGTTTGAAGAGATGATGGATTTCCACCAAATCTCCTAGCAAAATCACCCAATCCATAATAACGATCGGCAGATGTCCATTGGATCAGACCATAACCACGACCGCAGTGATGGTACTGAGTCCTACTACCACCTTCGCAAACATTAGGCACGAACATAGATTCTTGCTTAATATTGCCCAGGATAGTAGCAAGGGCGTTTCTGTCTTTAATTCCTTGCTCTTGGAAATAATCCAAGGCAAGTGATTCATGTTCTGAACACCCTTTACAAATTAGCCTTTTCTCTTTTGGATTTTCGGGAGCAACCTCTTTGGTCGCTGTCGTAGTTTCAAACTCCTTAACAACAGAAAAAGGCACTGGAGGTGTCGTCAAAGGAGGAAATTCGGGCAGTGTTGCCATATTGGTTGTAACCGATGCCAGAAGGGGCAGGGCTACAGTAAAGAATTGTTGCATTAATTTTAATAGAACTCTACATCCGTATAGAAAGGGGGTACACCACTTCTCTCGAAGGGCACTTTCCACGGCTCTAATTGTCACTCAAAATCTCATAATAAAAAAGATTCACATAGTTGTGAATCTTAACATTATAAGTTTTTATTTAGATTTTGTCAATCTTCTGGTTCCAGCGAAACAATTTCAAGTTCATCACCTTCTGGTTCAATCCATTCATAAAACTCTGCAAGAATAGCACGAGCATTCTCTTCAGAAAGACTCCTATCTGCTGCCCTCTCAAGAGACCACTCCCTCACATGTGCGACGATATCTTCAGTCGTTGTTTCCATAATAATCTTTTCGGAAGTAGCGGGACAATACGTTGCTATTGTAGAATGCTGGGATTCCGTTGTCAAGGGATTCTGTAAGGACATTATTGACAAACAGTTGTCGGGTCTCTTCATAGTTTGTTTTGCCCTTTGTTTTATGTAATGATACGATAGTTCTACTAAAATTTTCTCTGCCGTATTTAATAACATCTTCTTTAAGTTCTGGACAAGACCCATAGTATTTTTTCCAATCTGATTCTGATTTTACTTTCCTTTTTTTACCTTTAGGAGTTCTAAAACTCCATAGATATTTTCTACCAATGTATTTCCTACCATTAAGATTATTCTGGATAAGATAAACAAAACCAAAAAAATCTTGGATATCATCGGAAGTAAAAGGTTTTCCATTATAAACCCAAGGATTTTCATAGTCAATATCTATACTCATTAACAATATCAAGAACTTCGTTAAGATATTTATGAGCAAGTCCTTTCATATCCATTTCAGGTCGAATATGTTCTTTGTATAATTTATCTTTTAGTTTTAAGACACGAACCTTTAGTTCATCTTTGGTAAGTTGATTTTTTGGCATAAAAAAGAGGAGTATTATCTCCCCCTATCTATGCAACATCATTACTACTTGTGTCTTTCCAAACATAAGAATAATCGTAATCACCAAATAAAAAAAGATCTGTTTCTGCAGCATCTTTATATGCGTTCAGGATTTCCTGTTCACACCATTCATCATAGTTGGAATCGTTTTTAAGTATTTTGGGATTCATTTGATTTTAAAAATCTACCTTTGGAATCTCTGGGAAGTTTTTTTCTTTTACCTTCTGCCCACACCTTTTTCATAGATCCTTTTTTTCTTTCAATTTCTTCTTGAGTTTGTTTTCCGGGTCTTCCTTTTCTATGAGCAGATTGAGAATATTTTTCTTTTATTTCTTTAGTTCTCTCATAAGGTTTATATAAGTGTTTATATTGTTTTGGGGGTTTATCTCCCCCATCTGTTTTATTTTCAAGTATTCCAGTTCCATTATTTAATCTACCATACTTAAGAATTAGATTAACTTCTTCTTTTAAGGCAGTTTCCTCATCAACATCTTTTACATAAAAAATAACTCTATCGGGAGGTGGAACTTCTACACTATGGGTCTTTTGTTTCCATCTGTTTCCTTTCCCTTTACCGACGTAATAAGGAGTTCCATCCTCCTTTAGATAGAGATAAACGTAATACATCCTTTCAGTACAGTTTAAATTATTATATCACAATTTAAAGTTTTTGAATGTATCAGTATTAACATCTTGTTTAATACCACCAACCAAATACGTTTCCTGCTCCGTTTCTTGAGGTGCCACCTGAAGACCCTTGGAATTAATCCAATGAGAAGTCCAAGGAAGTGGATTATTATTTGCCGAAATATCATATTGTGGTTTTAGACCGATTGCTTTCAATCTACGATTTGCAATCCATTCAACATATTGCTGAAGAAGTTTATCATTAAGTCCAATCATACTACCATCTTTGAACAGATAATCTGCCCATTTCTTTTCTTCGTTTACAGCACGATTAAACATCTTATAGACCCACTCTTCTTCTTCCTTTGCAATTTGTTGCATTTCTGGGTCATCACCTTCTTTCCACTTATTCAGAATATTCTGTGTAAGTGCTAGGTGTTGATTTTCGTCTCTTGCAATGAGAGAGATGATTTTAGCGGATCCTTCCATAAGCTTAAGTTCACCAAAGGCGAAACTACAAGCAAAACTAACGTAGAAGCGAATACCTTCAAGAATATTAACGTTTGCGACTGCTCTGTACAGTTTTCGTTTGACATCATTGATTGTTTCTTTTGCGTATGAGACTCCTTCAAGTCTGTGCATCCAAGCATCAGATGCACCATACTGTTGTGCCGATTGAATAAAGTCATCATAAGACTCTGTAACGCTCCTAGAACGTTCTAGAATGCGTTCATCGTTAATGATAGTATCAAATACCTCAGAAGGGTCCGAATAGATGTTTTTGATGATATATGTATAGGAACGACTATGAATCATCTCCATGAATCCCCATACCTCCATACATGCTTCCAATTCAGGAAGTGAGCAATATGGAAGAAATGCCATACCAGGACCACGACCCTGAACACTATCAAGCATAATCTGATACTTCAAATTAGAAGTATAGATATGCTTCTGTTCAGGACGAAGAGTTTGATAATCTCCACGATCCTTCTGGAGAGACACCTCTTCAGGTCTCCAGAAGTATCCTAGTTGCTGAGTTGTAAGTTTTTCAAAGATGGGATATTTGTATGAATCATATCTTTGAACTCCAAGAGGAGCACCAAAGAACATTGGTTGTTTTTTTCTATCAATATTTTCGGTATTAAAAACTGTCATTCCTTTGATTTGGGTTGGATTTTCTTCAACTGAAGAAATTTTAAACTGCACAGGATTCACACTCTCCCTCCTCTACTGAACTTAATTCACACATTCTATTTACCTCTAAAAAATATTTGATTTTCATCATACTCCAAGATTATGATTTTGTCTATTTTATGATTTTTTCTTTGGTTGTGTTTTTGTTCTTCTCTTAAATCTACTATTTGCTGGTAATAAACTTTGATGTTTTTTAGGAATTTTTGGCGAATCAATTACACCTTGCTTTTCTTTTGATATATGTTTTTTTGCATAGTCACTATCCATAGTAGAGGAATAATGTTGCCTTCCCCATCTATCTGTTCCTCTTTGCCCATCTGTTTTTACAACTTTTCCTGGAGATTTATCTTTAATATCTTTTTTAGGAACCCTAAAAGATATTACTTTAGTATCCTCGCCCTTTCTTTGTCCAAATGATTTTGCAGTTTCTTTTGATGTTGAAGTATAAACTTCTGGTGTATTAAACCCGGATTTTTTAATTTTATCCGCAGAAGATGCAGAAGTTCCGTGATACATTTTTACAAACTTTAATCTTTTTGCCTCTGCAATAAATTCTTGAAATGTTTTCATTTCTTATTGGTTTTTAGATATTTAGTTTTCATAACTCCACTTGTATCCTTTGCAGTGCTTAAATTTTCCTTCACAAGTATATTTAATATTAGAAGGAGTTGTTCCTACAAATTTAGAAGCATCACTAATGGATTGAAACTCTCTTAAAAAGTTTCCTTCAATATCATACTGAAATACTTTTGTTCTTTTTACATTTGGATTATTTTTGAGTGTTTGAGATGTTTTACTTTTACTCTCTTCTTTGTGCAATTTTCCAGAAAATCCACAAGGAGATGGTTGTCCTTTTCTCATTTTACTCCAGTTCTTCTTTTGTTCTTCTGTATGTGTTTGATTATAGAATGGATTTTCTTCTCCAAGAAATTTTCCTTTTCTTTTTGACGATAAAAGTTCCTTTGTTTCTTCTGTATGAGAGTATCCAAGAATTCCACCATCACCACCAAGAGTTTGGTTGTATTCTGGTTTTAATGAAGAAATCCACTCAATTTCTTTTTTACCAAGAATATCAATATCGCACCTATCTAATTCCTCAATAATAAAATTATCTTCACCATACTTTCTTAATGCTTTATGAAAGTAAGTTGTTGAACCATTTTTAGAAGCATACAAGTGGTTATAAAATCTTGTTGATAAAGATTTTATGGTTTTACCAACATATTTTTTATTATTAATTTTATTGGTTATTAGATAGATGCAACCCGACATAAGAATTATTAAAACCTATTACTATTTATAATAATAGGTTTTTACACTTTCGTCAAATTTTACAACTTTCACAATCTTCCTCTTCAGCACCAGAAAGTTCTTGAAGGAGTGATTGAAGGTCTTGTTTTGGTTCTTCTACTACCTCATCAGTTTTAATATCATAGGTGTTTTGATAATATGCTGTTTTCCAACCATATTTCCAACAAGTTAGAAAATCTTGTGCCATCACTGACACAGGAACTTCATTATCGGCATAGTTTTCTGGATTGTAAGACCAGTTTCCAGAAATCGCTTGGTCGAAGAATTTCTGCATAACAGCAACAACATTAATATAACCAGTATTACTAGGCATATCCCACAGAAGCGTATAATTGTTCTTAAGAGTTGCATACTGAGGAACAATCTGTTTGAGTGGTCCCTTCTTCGACTTCTTAATGGACAAGTATCCACGAGGAGGTTCGATTCCATTGGTTGCATTTGACACAACGGAACTGCTCTCCGATGGCATCTGTGCGGACAATGTTGAGTGCCTGAGACCGTGTTCCAGGATAGATGCTCTAAGAGTTTCCCAATCATGCTGAAGTGGAATAGAAGAGATTTCGTCTACATCGGTTTTATATGTGTCAATAGGAAGAATGCCATCAGCATATTTTGTACGACCAAAGTATTCACAATGACCCTTCTCTTTAGCAACTTGATTAGATGCTTTCAGTAGATAATATTGGAAAGATTCAGAAAGACCATGAACTGCATCCCATGCCTCTTGAGAGTCATATTTGAACCCAAGTTTTGCCAAATAGTGTGCAAGACCAATATAACCAATACCAAGAGAACGACGTGCCTTGGTGCCGATTTCTGCAGCAACTACGGGGTATTTTTGATAGTCAATTAACTCTTCAAGTCCGCGAACAGAAAGATCGCAAAGATCTTCCAGTTCTTCATCAGACTTCACCTTACCAACATTAATCGCAGAAAGAATACAAAGTGCAATCTCTCCAGTAGGATCATCAATATGCTGAAGGGGATAAGTTGGTAGAGTAATTTCTTGACAATTATGAACCAGAATATCATTTGCGAAGAAGTTATGAGTTCCTTCTACCGTAATATCATAAACTGGGATTTCTTCTTCAAGATATTCAATCTTTAGCATTTTTTTCTCCTATTTTGTTCTAAAAGTTGTTTAGCAAGTTTTCTTTGAGTTTCGTCTTTATAATAAGGATTATACACCAATCCAGTTTGTTCTTCAATAGATTTATAAAAGTTTTTATGTTTCCCACCAAATCTATTTTTAGAAAAATGTTTTGGAAATTTAATATTCAATTCATTAATAGCAAACTCAACTATTCTTTGTCTTCCACCAATAAATCCATATTTTTTAGCAAACCTTACACCCACTTCTATAAGTTCCTCATCAGTATATCCAGAATAGTTTGGATTATTATAACCAGTAGTTCTTATAGAAATACTATTTCTCCACTCCTCCTGAACCTCCTGTGAGCATCTTGGAAGCATCCATCCACCAGTTCCTCCCAAAGTAGCATTATAACCTTTAGTATCACTTTCAAAGAGTTTAATGAAGTGGGTTTCCTTTTCATTAATAAAGTTTTTATCTTCAGTTTGGTAAGTTTCAATCACAGATAAGTCCCAACAATCTTCACCATATTTTCTAATTGCAGAATGAAATCTAAATTTTGAACCATTTCTTGCTGATGATAAATGACGATTCCAACGATGCTCTAATGGATATTCAGATTTTCCTATGTAAGACTTTCCGTTTTTCTTATTCGTAATTTTATATACAATATAGGTTTTCATAATAGGAAGTGTAATCTCTTAACTATTTATAAGATATAGAAATTACACTTCCTATATTATCAATTTGATTCTCCAAATACTTTTTTTATTCTTTCCCTCAATTCATATTCTTTTTTGAGCAAAGAAGGTGTAATAATAATTTCATCAGTTTCAACTAAATCCTTTGCCATCACATATCCACGATTTTTAGTGAATATTTTATGTTCTGGTGTCACCACAATACTCTTTCCACTTTCTTCATCAGTAATTTTCATTACTTTTGATTTTGGAGAAGTTTCAGCAAAAGCAGTAATTAGTTTCCACTCTTCTTTATCAGTTTCAATATTATAAGAAAGAACTTCAATATCACCATCATTTAAATAAGGTTGCAAATCTTTAATCTGCATATCAATTGCAGTAAAAGAATTGGGTTTAATTTTAATCCAAGTATCACCAGCAACACACAAATTGCTCATCTCAACTTTATCCTTAAAGGAAGAGTGTGAGTTGCAATGGTCAATGTTCATAATGTAGATACGACCCGTTTCAGCACGTTCTTTGAGGAGACTAAGAATGAGTTCCTGTGCCTTAATAGTTTTCGACGGAATGGACGAATTGTTTTCATATTCAACATATAAATCGTCAAACTTGTCTGTTCCGAAAGAATCATAAAGTCCAGGTACATCGTGTGGAGAGAAAAGCGTAATCTCACCATCCTGAATAAATCTTTCATAGAACAGTTTGCTAATTTGAATCGAGTAATCCAGTTTACGGACACGATTATCCTCAGTACCCTTATTGTTCTTAAGAACTAGAATGTCTTGGATTTCTTGGTGCCAGATTGGGAAGTGAACAGTTGCTGATCCACCACGGATGCCATTTTGAGTGCAGCATCGGACAGTTGCTTCAAACTTCTTGAGGAAAGGGACAACGCCTGTGTGCTGAACTTCTCCACCTCGGATTTTAGCGTTGATGCCACGGATTCTGCCTGCATTGATACCGATTCCTGCCCTTTGTGCAACATAGCGACCAATAGCCATATCGCTACTAAAGATACTATCGAGGGAGTCATCAACATCAACAAGAACACAGCTCGCAAATTGTCGAAGTGGAGTTCGCACCCCTGCCATGATAGGTGTGGGAATGTTGATTTTGTGCTTTGAGATTGCGTCATAGTACCTCTTGACATAAGAGAGTCTTGTTTCTTTTGGATATTCTGCAAAGATGGTGAGAGCAATCATTGCATACATGAACTGTGGAGTTTCATATACTCCACCAGAACTACGATCCTGAACCAAATACTTATCAACTACCTGGCGTAATCCTGCATAGGTGAAAAGAAAATCACGATCATGGTCAATAAAATTATTTACTTTATCAATTTCTTCTTTAGAATATTTGCTAAAGATTTCATTGTCATAAACTTCTTGATTTACACAAGCATTGATATGATATTCTAGATGTGGCAACTCCAGCATCTTCCCATAAAGTTGCTTGCGAACTGCAAAAAGAAGTAACCTTGCAGCAACATATTGGTAGTTTGGATGGTCTAAATCAATTAAATCTGAAGCAGAACGAATTAAGATTTCCTGAATCTCTGCAGTGGAAATGCCATCATAAAATTGAATACCAGAGGTCATCTCAACTTGACTCGCAGAGGTGCCTGCAAGACCCTTACACGCCTCTTCAACCATTAAGTGCATCTTGTCTAAGTCAAGAGACTCAATTCGTCCATCACGCTTTTTAACTTTGGTACCGTTGGTCATATTTTCTTCCAGGTAGTAAATTTAAGTTTTGCTTCTAAACCAGAGTAAGTATTTAATTCTATCACAGACTGCACATTCAGTCCAGCAATAACCATATCATTAATATCTTTCTCTTTTATTGAGGAAGGCCAGATTACAACTTTCTCTCCATTTGAAATGCATTTTTCGATTCTGTTGTGGATTTCTCCATTACGTGGTTCGTTATCATAAATCCAAACGCGATTGCTAATACCCCACTTACCAACATCACCATCAGCTCCACAAAGAGCAATTGAGTTACGAATGAAAGTCGAATCGAACGGTCCTTCCGTGATGTAGACAATTTCATTTTTTTGTACTTCATCGAGACCATAGATTTTTGGTGCATCATCATTAATCATCACAGTAATATATTTAACCTTGCTTGGACCAAGGGATCTTCCTTGAAATCCAATAAGTGTATTTTGATAGAACAAAGGAATAATGATTCTTGGTTCATCATATTTTGTACTATCAAATGTTTTCTTTAAAGAATTAGACCACTCCTTGAATTTTTCAGTGTAATAGAATTTATTTGGATTTATTTTTCTTTTTACCAAATAATCATTAGCATCTGGATTTTCCGACGCTTTTGGTAAATCAAGTTTTGGATTAAATATTGGAGTTTCAAAATTAAATACAGGTTCTTCTACAACAAAGTTTTTACCAGTTTTTCCCTCTTTAAATTTTTCAAAGGTATATTGTTTGTGAATTGTTACGTCTATTTCTTTAAGAAAATTATTGAAAGAAATATTAACTCCACAATTATGACATTTATAATTCGTATTATTTTTTACTTGATACAAATACCCTCTTGCTTTGCTTTTGTTTTTCTGAGAATCTCCACAGATAGGACAACGAAAGTTATAAAGATTATTCTTTATCTTTTTGAACTTCTGAAAGCGAGAAGATATCAAATTGATGTACTTGGCATCAACAAAATCCATAATCAAATTTTAACCTGTTTATGTATTCTATCAGACTATCGTTCTTTGTCAAGACAGAGGGAAGTCATTATTCCTGTCCATTTTATAACAGAATTTGTTATTTTTTGTAGAGAATAAATGGACGGTTTCTTTTTTATTTTCATGGCAGCAAGTGCCAAATT